TCTGTTGTTAAATGATATGCGTTTGGTTTAGCTTGAGCATCCCAAGCAACTGCATTTGAAGTTGATGTAATTGCTTGTTGTGGAAAGTAAGCTAAATCATTAAATTTAATTGCTCCTGTTCCATTTGTAGTAATATCTATATTGCCATTTGCTCCATCAGTTATTGTAATGTTTCCTGAGTTTGTTCCTTTATTTGTATCTAAAACTAAATCGTATGTTCCACTTGTTGTTAAGTAAGCAGAAGCACCAGAAGAACCTATAACTGTTTTTCCTGAACCTTTTGGTTTTATAAAAAGATCAACATTAGTTTCTCCACTTGCTCCTAGAATTGGGCCATTTCCTGTTGCTCCATTTGTAATTTCTAATTCATTAACTGCTGACCCTGTTGTTTGAAATATTATTTGTTCGTTGCCATTTTCATCTCCTATAAAATGTGCATCGTCTATTAAAATATTGTGAGAGTTGGTATCTAAATTTCCACCGAGTTGAGGTGTGGAATCTCCACTTAATTCTGTTGTAACTGATGAGTCTATAAAATCTACTGTGTTTGCTGAAGTATTTATATTAAATAAAGTTATTGAGTCTGACCCATCGTAATATTTAACAGTATGTGTTCCAGCCGAACTAGAATCTACCCACATACTACCAGCCGCTAAACTTGATGGTGCTGAAGTCGCTAAATTAGTTGTGTTAATTGCACCTAATATATTATTAAGTTCAGTACGAAACGCACTAAACCCTTGATTTGCTAAACTATAATCTGAAACTGAACTCATATTTTTTACCTATACTACCCTTTTTACATTATTACAATTAAGATTTCAAACCATATCCTTTCGCAACATAGTCAAAAGTTCTATCTTGTGCGGCCGCAGAACTATTATAAAAAGTTATTGTAAATCCTGTTTTTGTTTTACTTGAAATTGTATAATAATCGCCTGTCGCCATATTTTGTGCCGCAATACCTACTGCTGGACTTGCATAAAAAGCATTAGTGTAAGTTATTGCTTTTGCTCCAGCACCACTCTCTACATCTTCTCCACTTTCTAATCTTTTTTCCATTACTAATTTTATTTGCATTTTAGTAACTTCAGGTCTAGCTTTATTATCATCGCTTTCTAATTTCAACCTAAATTTAAAATATCTTCCTTTAACAGTAGATTGTTGAGATATATCTTGGTAAGTGGAAATTGCACCTAAAGAACTTGTGCTTGACCCTACTTGAAGAAAGGCATTACATTTTGTTCCAGAGTTTCCATCAAAAGGCCCAGCCGCATCATCAAATAAACTAGCACCTCTACCACTATCAAATAAGTCGTATAAATCATTTGCTATCATATCAACAGTTGCTTGAAAAGTTGCATCATAAGTAGCATCAAGTGAAAGTGTATTGCTTCCTATATAGCTTCCTGATGATTCAATATTTGCTTGATAATAAGTTGGATTGGAAGTTGCGTCAGTTCCACCTAAATCAAAATCTCCAGCCGCAGAGTCAAAATTTCCAACAGTTGAATCAAATAAAGTTATCGTATCTAATGTTGCTATTTGAACATTATCTGAGTTTGTTCCTTTAACGCAATCTCCATCAAAAGTACCATTCCAGCTTTGCCCTGTAACTGCACTAGCAGATTCTTCATTTAAAGTTGATAAAGCACTTGAAAAATGTTCAAGCCCTGAAATATTAGAATAGACAATAGTTTCATTGTCAGATTCGTTTCCAAGTTTATCAACTGCTTTAATAAGAAAAGCACCTGTTCTTGCATTAATAGTTACACTATTAGATTTTCTTCTTACAACTTGGGTTAAGTTTGTTGACCCAGCCCAACTAGCATTACTCGTAACATCTTGATAACGAATTGCATAATAAGATACATCTAAATCTGTAACAGGAGTCCATTGTAATTGCATTTGATTTGAACCAACCATTGATACAGATAAAGTTGAAACATCTGCTGGAGTATCTGTTGCTCCAACAATAGTTCTGTTTGCTGATGTATAAGTAGATGAAACTCCTAAAGCATTTATAGCTTTTACTCTTACATTGTAAATTTTACCATCAACCACATTTAACATTTCATGGTTTAATTGAGTTCCCTTTGCTACAATTTTATAATCTGATTCTGTACTTTGTTTAGCTTCAACTTGATAATATTGAACAAATTTATCGGTACTTGCACCAACAACTATATTTAATCTTGTTAATACAACTCCATCTGAATATTCAACTAATTCATCTGTTAAAGTTAAACTTGCTGGAGCAGTAACAGAATAAGGATTTGGAAGTGTTGTACTTGGTGTTGCTGTTATTTGTGTTTTTGTTGCCCAAGTGTAGTGAGCATCTTGATGAATAACTAAATTAAGATTTATAGTAAAGTCCTCATTGAAAGTCATTCCTATAACTCTATGTGGTTTTGCAGAATAACCTAAAGACGATAATGTAACATTAACAATATCTCCTATTGCTAAATCATAAGCATCAAATCCTACTGTTAATTGTAATCCTTTTGAATCTCTTGATCTTCTACAAATTACTTCTGCTATTTCTAATGCTTGATAAGGACTTGTTATTGTAGAGAAATCAAATCTTCCCTCTAATAAAAAACCACCATCAGCAGTTTTCATTGTTGCGTGTTGGTCTGCTGAAGTATAAGCACTATCATCTAGTTCAGGCCATTGTACTTCATCAACTTGCCAATTTCTATCAGGATTAATAAAGCTTACAATAACTCGGTTATATTTATTTGCTTTGCTTTCACTTGCTAAACTATAACCATCTATAATATCATCTTCGGTTAAAGTAATAGAAGCCGAGCCTGTTGTTTCTACTAATAATTTATATTTTCCAGCAGTATAAGGTAAATATGCTCTTGCACCTTTTGTTAATTCTCTAACATTATCAATTACTTTTCTTGAAGTATCTAAAACTGCATTACAATCTAAAACATCTATTGTTGTAGAACCATAAGCAGTAACATCTGTATCGCAAACTCCTGAAGCTGTATAAAAACTTGGTATATCAATATTTGCTACTGCAATTCCTTTTCCATATCTTTCATTTGTTAAATAATCTAATAAACACCAAGCTGGATTATTAGAGTGTGCCGCAGTTTGAGCAACTGAACTAGAATTATAAGCAACAACTTTTTTTCCTTTAATTAAAGCATGAACAGTTGGTAATCCACCAAAGCAATCTTGATTCCATTTTATTTTTAAAGATATATAAGCAATACCTCTTAATCTATGATTAGATGTCCAAGAATCTAAAGTTCCTAATAAATCACATTGTGATTGACTATCACTTCCATAATGACATTTTACACTAATTAAACTTGCACTATCTTTATAAAAGTTTCCATCTCCACTTCCTACTGTTCTTAAAGTATCATCTGCTAAAGTTCCAGACCAAGTAACTTCTTTGTCATCAATATAAATTTTATCTACACTTTCTATTTCTCCCTCGCATAATGCTAAAGCTATATATAAATATTCATTATCAGTTCCACTTGTTTCTATAAATACTCTTGTTCCACCAACTTTTCTTTCTCCATAAACAACAGGAATAGATTGATCGTTTGATTGATGGTTTAATAATATTCCTTTTTCAAAATTATTAAAATCACTATCTCCGAAGTCTGGTCTATCAGGTCGTCTATTAGATAAAAATAACCAACCAATCGCAAATACACCTAAAGCAACCCAAACATTAATTTTAAAAGGTAATTTCTTTATTATATGTTTAACTACAAATTTTTTTGCGGCTTTTATAGGATTAAAGTCTGATAATGATATTCCCATTATGATCTACCCCACTTAATATCTAAAACATTTTCACTTGAAAAAGCCATACCTAAATCTCCACTAAAGAATCGTTGTTGCGATGTGCTATTAGTTTTTCTTCCTGATCTTTTTTCAAAATCTGCCCAATGAGAAACTATATTTAAAGTTAATGCTGATGATGTTTCGTTTTCATTTATTGTATAAGTTTCAACTGAACCTTTATAAAGTAAAAAAGGGTCAGCTATAATTGCATTATTAGCATCTAAAAATGCTCTATAAATAGTTACTGCGTCATTAACTATATTTTCTGCTAGTGCTAATGAGATATATGTTTGATTTGCTCCTGATAAAGCTATTGATATGCTTGATTTACCAATGTCAGTTTCTTCTGATACTTCAGGATAACTAACTAAAAAACTGCTTGATGAATAAGTAACACTAGAACCTGATACTGAAGAAGTTAAATCATGTACGCAATCTGTAATATTTTGTGGTGTTCCAAATCCAATAGTTATTAAATGAACAGGTTTAATTTCATTTGTTGCTAGGTGATTCTTTACTGCTGTCGTTAGGCTTCTTGTCATATTGTTCGTAACTTCTTCTGTTAATTTTTATACTATCTAATATTTTATATTTAGCTTCCTTTGTTGGTTCATTATACTTTCCTAAATCGTTTGTTTCCATGTTAATATTTTCACTATCAACTAATTCTTCAGCAAGTACATCAACATTCATCCAATACTTAACCAGATATTGAGCCATGCACTATTTTTTCTTTTTCTTTTTACCTTTTTTCTTCTTCTTTTTAACTATCTTTTTTTTCTTCTTTTTTTTCATTGTTTGTCCTTTTTGTTATAAAGTTTCTTCAACATCTAACTCATATTTATATAAAAGACTTCCATCTTTATCAGTTCCTACAACACCAAAAGACTGAACATCATTTATTAAATGAACTGTGAAAGGAACATTATCATAAGTAACAGAAGAATCGTTTGCTAAAGCAGTAGTTAAAGGTGGTTCTATTGTTACTGTTGCGGCATTACTAGATGAAGTTACATCAGAAACTACCATATAAACTTTATCATGTGCGAATTTTAAAAAATCTCCAGCTTTTAATCTTCCAGCACCATCTCCAGCAAATCCATCAATAGCAATAGTTGTATCTCCAACTGAGTGACTCCCATTAACTAATAAAGTTCCTGATTCATTTCCTCTAGCATCTTCTATTTCTGGTGGGATAATAGTAAAGTTTTCTTTTCCACTTCTTTGCTTAACAATAAAAGCCATTAACTCTCCATAGGCAGTTGCTCTAGTTGATGTAATAATAGAAATGGTAAAAGCCCATCTTTGAGAATCAATAGTTCTTGATAATTTTTTACCACTAATTGATTTAGATATAATTGTACTTTGAATTGATTGAATACCTAATGTTTCAAATTTAGATGTTGATATAGGAAATGCACCACTCATTATACTAACTCTCTCCTACCTTTTTCATTTAAAGCATTGTTTATTATTGAAGTTATTACACCTCTGTTTTCTACTAAAACATTATTGAAGCTACTTGAATCTATTGCATCAATATTAAAATTAACATTAACAGTTCCACCACCTGTTCCTCT